TTAATAAAATTCTATATCGTTTATTTTGATAGAATGCCTGTTTTTAAGTTTTACATAATCTATATCGATAGACTTAATAGCCATCTTAATAAAATCTGCTCTATCTTCCAACGAGAATATTTCCCATGATTCCAACAATACACTTTTGAATTTTTTTATCTTATCTACATTTAGCGTCTTTCTTGGCGCTAATTCTTTTTGCTTTTCATATTCTGCGATTGTTTCGTCTGTTTCTTTAATCAATTCAAATAATTCTTCTTCTTGCATTAACCCTTTAGCATATAATTTATGATACCTTTTACGTTGTTCCATGACTTTATCTATATCAATAGTAACAACATCATCGTTTTGTTTTGTCTTCACTTCGTATTTTTCTAAGTCTAGTTTAGATAGGTAATCACGAAACACTCTCAATGCTTCATTCTCTGAAAAACCGAAACTTTGTTTTTTAGTCTTACATGTGTTGCAATAATATGTTTTATAAGTAACATACCCTTTCTTTCTCTTTCTTGTTGCTGTGTTCATTGTTAATGTGCCACCACATCTCGGGCAAATAAATTTACCTCTGAACACTGATACGTGACTGACTATTTTTGTGTTGATTCGTTCTTCTAGCCTTTCTTTTATTTGTTGATACATTTCTTCGGTAATAATAGGCTCGTGAGAGTTTTCTATAAATACATCTCCCCAAGTATAATGACCTCTTGTTATAGGGCTTCTTAGCGCTCTCGTTATCGTTCTATCTTCCCACTTTTTGCCATTAGGAGGTGGTATATCTGAATCGTTTAACTTCCTAGCTATACCTTTTGAACTGACGCCTTTTAAAACTTCGTCGTATGCCCACAAAACCACTTTTTTATAATCATTAGGAATGTAAGTATTATCTACACGGTCATAATAAAAGGGTGGTGGTGTGAGTATCATACCTTGTTTAATTGCTGCGCGTTTACCCATCATAACACGCTCTCTAATGGTTTCTCTTTCCCACTCTGCCATAGCGCCAACTAATGTAACAAATAGCCTACCCATAGCAGTAGAAGTATCATAAACTTCAGTCGCGCTTCTAAACGCTACGTTATTCTGTTCGAATATCTCTAACAAATCAAGTAGATCACGTACGTTACGTGTAAGCCTATCTAACTTATAAACTAAGACTAAATCAAACCGTTTAATATCGTTCATCATTCGTTTTAATTCTGGTCGCTCACGTTTAGCACCAGAGAAACCAGCGTCTATAAATACATCTGAAATGCTCCAGTCATTTATCTCACAAAATGATTTGAGCTTCCTTTCTTGTTCTTCAATAGAATAGCCATGTTCTTTTTGTTCTAATGTACTGACCTGACACGAACGTAAATAGCTACGTTCATAATTCATCACCTCCCTAAAAAAGTAAAAAAATTAATATGGGTAGACATGCTACCCATATAAATTTATTTAATTATTTTTTGGTGGCGTATCTGTTCCGAAAATTGAGGGGTGGCCACCAGAATGGTCTTGTGGTACTTGTTCCATTTGTGATTCATCGTGAGTAGTTGGTTTTGTTTTGTTCCATTCATCTATTTGTGAAGGTGTCATATATCCATTATCTTGTTGTTTATTGCTTTGGTTAGTGTTTGTCTGAGATTGACTTACTTGTTGTTTTCTCTCGTAAGATTGATTTGTTGATGATTGTGCTTGTTTCATTTGAGGATTTTCATTATTTCCGTTATTATCTTGTGGTTTTGGAATATCGCTTTTAAATGTATTTTCTGATTCGTTATTCGAAACATCTTTACTATCTTCTTTTGAACTACTAGCAGAATCGTTTATAATATCATCTGCCGCAGAATAATCTACGGACTTTAGTTTGCTAATATCTATTTTCTTGATACCCAGTTTTTTACCCTCTGTACCTTTAGTAGCTTTAAGTGTCACTTGCTTATCATTTTCTAATTCATAAGTAATAATACCTTTAGCAGTTTTACCTTTCTTAATTACATCATTGTTGTGTTTGTCCCATTCTTCGAATTTACCAGTATTAGGCGTTGGACCAACTTCAAGTTTACTTTCAGTATTTTCGCTATCTTGTGTAGTCTCCATCGACGCTATCCAAACATTCATTGGTGTGATTTGTTCGTTCCCGTCTTTGCTTTTAACTTCGTATTTAAAAGCTAATAGTTTCTTACCATTATCCGAATCCTTATCATTAACTAAAAATGTATCTTTTATTTTTAAGACAGCTTGATCCAGGACTAAAGTATCGTTAGTGAATTGCACTTTGTTTTCATCAACGGAAGTCGTTTTTTTCGAATTGCTATCATTGTTACTACATGCGCCTAAAACTAAGAAACAAGATAATAAAATAAATAAAACCTTTTTCATTCTACATTTCTCCTTTATTCATATAATTTATATTAAAACGTCACAAAGGACGCTTTATTCAAACTTTTGATAGTTATATATAACTTTACCGATAACTTCTATTTCATCAGTATTTTCAATGTCGTATGTATTTGTTTTGAATTCATCAAAATAGCTAACTGGTTCTAAATGTAATTTAGTTTCCGTAAGTCTTACACGTTTAACAGTGTATTCTCCACCTAATCGTAAAACTAAAATATCATTGCTGTTTAATTTGTAATCTTGATTAATTCTATAGTCATGTACGATTATATATGAACCATTAGCAAGTATTTTGTTCATACTATCGCCGTTAACTTGTAAAGCTATACATTCGCTAGGTTTGCGACCACCGAAAACAAAAGATGGTGCTTTGAGAGTCTTATTATCAACCGTCATTTCTTCAAAGTTACCAGCAGAAACTTTACCATAATAAGGAATATCAATTTCGTTATCGATTTCTGGGATTATAGCTTCTTCGATTTCTCCTAATAGATATCCTTTTGAAACATGAAACAAACTAGAAATTTTCTCAATCATACCCATTCTAGGTTCGTTTTTGCCATTTTCCCACATTCTAATAGTACCTTCGGAAACATCTAATTTTTTTGCCATTTCAACTTTTGATAATCTGTTGTTCAGTCTAATTTCTTTGATGGATTGTTTGAAAGCCATTTTAATTACCTTCCTTATATATATGATGTTTTGACACTTATTATTATACTATGAAAAATCGTAATTGCAACATCTAAAATACGATTTGTTAAATTAAAATTACGCATTTTTTAAAATAAATTACGAAAAATGCTTGCAATCGTATTTATAATTCGATATACTCTAATCAGAGCTTAACAAGGAGGTAAAAAAATGAATCACATAAAACAAAGCTTAAAGTTAGATGAATGGCGAAAAAGGAAAGGATACACTCAATCATCTTTCGCTTATAAATTAGGAATTTCTCCATCAACTTATAACATTTGGGAGAATAATCCAGAAATCATCAAACCTAAAGACGCATTTAAAATTGCAAAAGTTTTAGAAGTCTCTATCGACGAGATTATTTTTTTAAAAGATGAATCGTATTTTAAATACGTTTTAGTCGAAGAAAAAGAACGACAAACAACTTAAAGGAGGAAATCAAATGCAAGACACAATTAATCAGTTTCTAGAATTTAGAAGGAAATTTACAGCCAGTCAGTGGCAAGAAATTAATAATATTATTGATAGTCAATATAGAAAAAAAGCCGCCGAGCTGCAACTCGACGACCAAGACGTTGAAACGATCGAAAGGATTATTACTCAACAAAAAATTATGAACTAACTATTTGAATGAAGCTAGGGTGAATTCGGTAATCTCTACCTTTGTAATGAATCATGACATAGTCCTGTTGGTACATCGTATTAGCTTTTGATTTTTGAATCGGAGACCATAACTCAGCATTTTCTTCCCACCAAGTTGACGGTGAAGTCATACGAGGTCCCATCACGCAGTTCTCATCATCATGAAGATTAACCCATTCACCTAAAAGACAAGCGTAAACATTTTTCATAAAATCACCTCCATATATGGAGTATAGCAGAAAGGAGTATGCACGATTGAACGAATTACAACTTAGTAATGACTTACCAGTAATTGAACAAGAAATTAACTTTTTTCAAAAACGTGCAGGAGAATCGATTTTCGAAATTGGAAGAAGATTGAAACATGTTAAAGAAAAAGATTTAGTTCACGGAGATTGGTCAGAGTGGTGCAAAAAAATAGGAATGTCTAGGAATCAAGCGAATAAATTCATAAAAGTAAGCGAAGAATTTTCAAATGATTCCCCGGGGAATCATTTAGGTATTTCTGTTTTATATCAATTAGCAACTTTGCCTAGTGAAATCAGAGAGCAACCTCAAGAATTAGAAAATGGCGAAATAAAAAAACCTATCGATATGACTAGAAGAGAAATTGAGCAACTTAAACGACAAATTAAAGAAAGCAAAAAACAAAACGCTCAACTTCAATCTCAAGTAGAACAAGCACAACGTTCAGAAGAAATTGCACGTAAGAAACTCGAAGATGAACAGAATAGAGAACCCGAAGTGATTGAGAAGTATACGGAGCCAGAAGATTATCAAAGCATTAAAAATATGAATGAACATCTTGAAAGTGAACGAGAATATTACAAAAAATTAGCAGACGATTTCAGAAATGAAGTCAAAGGAATGATGGATCAATCCAATCAGGAAATGCCATTAAAAAAAGAAGATGACTATGAAGATTACACTTCTATATTATTAAAGATTTTAGAACCCTCCGAAGTATTTATAGAAAATTATAAGAACAATCTTAACGAACAAGAAATAATCAATAAATTAGAAAAAATAATTAAAAAGTTAAAGGAGCAATAAATTATGAAACGAGTAGATATCAATGGACAAGAAATCAAACAAAACACAATGAACTTACCAGTAAATGAAGTATATAAAACAGACGATCTAGAAATGTTTAAATTCACTAAATTCAATAGAAATGTTCTTTTCACAGATGAAATGTTGGAACAAGCAAAGGAAGGGTTTGTAAGTCCAATAATCGTTAACGAATACATGGTGGTTATCGACGGACAGCATAGATTGGAACACGCTAAAAAAGCAGGAGTACCGATTGAATATATCATTAAACCCGGATTAAATGAACACGACATAGTAAGAATGAACACAACACAAAGAAAATGGAACATGTTGAATTATATTGAAAGTTATGCGAATCAAGGTTCGGAAGAATATGTATCGCTATTAAATTTACTCAATAAAAAGTATGCAGGTACTACAGTAGTTATTTCAGTAGCAAGAAACCAAACTACAGCTACAGATGTTAATAAACTTATTAAATCAGGAAGTTTTGAATTTATTAATTTTGAAGAAACACTTAACTTCCTTAAATATTACGAGAAATTTAGAAAAGAAACTGATACCCCTAAAAGAACAAAACCAGCATTAGCGATGTATTCCTTATTTAGAATAGAGGGGTTTGATGGGGATAGATTGATAAGAAAAGTATTGCAAAAGAAATTTGATGATGACCTAAGAACTAAAGGTTATAACCTTACCGAAGCATTGAAAGAATTCATCGATAAATACAATGACAAATTAAGTCAAGATAGTCCTTTATTTATAGAATACTACATTAAAAATAATGGTGATTTAATTATTGAAAACGCTAGAAAAGAATGGGCACAAAAAAAGACTGCTAAATAAGCAGCCAACGAGTAAATATCAACAAGTTAATTATACCACACGAGGTGGTTCAGAACCACCTCCAACAATCGAACAAGCAACTTAAAGGAGGACTAATAAATGCAAGAACAAAATAAAGAAGTCATCTATTACTACTATGACGAAGAAAGTAATAGACGACCAATATTTCAATCTAACGAATTAATTAATAATTTTAGTAACTTAATTGAAATATATCCACAAATCAAAAACAACTTATATGTCTTAATTGATGGATTAGAATTCAAATTATTGTAAACCAAGCATTTGTTTAGCAATAGATAAAGCAAGTTGGAATATTCCAGGATTAGAAGAATAACCCACAATCGAACAAACAACTTAAGGAGGAAATGGGATGAATATTCAAGAAGCGACAAAAATAGCAATGGAAAATGGGAAGTCGATTCATCGTAAATCTGAATTTGACGTTTTAAGAAAACCTGGTGAAAATTTAGAACTTTTACCAACAAATAGTTACGGATACATTGTTGTAAAACCAAGAAAGAAAGACTTCTACCCAATGTGGCAACCAATGGCAAAAGACTTAATGGCAGACGACTGGGAAGTTATAGGGTTAGAAAAATAATAGCTTTTTTAACTCACTTGTTATTCATTTCCTAATATCTAAAAGCAAGTAACTTTGAAGCAATGTTAAACGGAAGAATCGTAATTAATTAGGAGGACTAAACTATGTCAGATGAAATGGTGCAATTCTGGTATGACTTTATGATTGAACACGGTGTACATGAAAGAATCTTGGAAGCAGAGGAGGCCAAACAAAATGAACAAACTACAACTCATTAAAATAGCACTCCTAACTGCACTTTTGGTCGAGGAAGTTAGGAATGCTAAGGGTGAAACTAAATACAATTACGATTCTATTAATGGCAAATGGAAAAGAAAAGGAAAAGCGACTATGCGTTCATAATACGCTTTATTAAATCCCATTCATCTTTTTTGTGCCAACCTTGATAAATATTTTTGACTTCTATTACTAATAGTCTATCCGAATCATCTAAATAAGGTTGGATTTTTTGAGTTATTCCATCAACTGATAAAGAAGAATTTACTAAGTAAGCAGATTTCCAATAACTACAATAACCATTTGATATTTCATTTCTAATTACCTTAAGTACATCAGTATATTTTTGACCTGGACTATTAAGGTCATAAGTTATTAAATATTTACCCATATTTATTACACCCCCCAATCTAACGCAGTAGCGATAAATATATTATACACGAAGGGAGTGGCCGTAATGCCTGAACACATTCAACAAATGTTATTTGATTTCGCATTAGAAAGAGGATATATCGAAAAACTTTTAGAAATGAAAGGAGAGTTAGAAATGAAAGGAGAGGATGATAAATGAAGTACTTACTAAGTTACATGACGATGTTTATCGCAATGATCATCACATTACTTTTAGGAGGTGGTTTCACAACAGTATTAGGAATTGCGATGTTAACCCTTATCTTTAGCACATTTTTCTGGGAGAAGTGGCTCGAGATAACAAAAAAGACTGAAACTTGCGCCAACAAGTAACAGTCAAGCACTAAACAAAATATACAACTTAAATATACAAGTGGAGGAGAGAAAATGCAAGAGGTAATTACAATCAAGTTGACTAGAGAAGAATACTCTCAACTAATCAAAAGCCAAGTAGATTTAGATTTCTTGCAAAGTGACTACGACTTTTTAAACAAACGTTACGAAGATATGTGCGATAAATATTTCGAACTTAGAAAAGATTTCAGAAAAGCTATAGAATCATGCGAAACACAAAGCAAAACAATCAAAGTCATGGATAGAACAATAGATATATTGCGTAAAGGAGTGATTGGGATTGAAAGAAACAGTGACATACCTAATTAAATTGAAAGACGCTCCTTTCGACTTGTATATAACTAATAAACCTAACAACGAAGAAGATACTTCTTATTCAAGAGATAGACGGAGAGCAAGAGAATTTGCAGGACTAGAAGATGTGAGTATCGACATGACTAAGCACAGAGCAATTAAAAAGAAAGTAACTGAAACAACTGAATATGAGGAGGTTGAGTATGACTGAACAACTTAATTTATATCAAAAAATAGCAGATGTTAAGGCAAATATTGATGGCTTTACCAAAGACACTAAAGGTTACAACTATTCATATGTGAGCGGATCGCAAGTACTTCACAGAATCAGAAACAAAATGATTGAACACAACTTGTTATTGGTGCCTTACACAGAGCATGAAGAAGTCACTGAAACTAAAAATGCAAAAGGTAAGCCGGAACACATCGTTAAATTAAAACTCACATATAAATGGATTAACGCAGATAACCCTCAAGAAGTGTTGGAGGTTCCTTTCTTTGCAGTAGGACAACAAGACGACGTATCTAAAGCGCACGGAACAGCACTCACATACGCAGAGCGTTATTTCTTAATGAAATTCTTCAATATTCCGACTGACGAAGATGACGCAGACGCAAAACAAAAGCAAGAAAAGTACAACAAAGTAAGTAGTCAAACAGTCGGCGTTCTAAAAGAAGAAATACTTAAATTTGTCGACTTGATGAAATCGTTAGGAAAAGAAGTATCTCAACAACAAGCAGAACAAACTTTTGGCATACAAAACTATTCGTCAATGTCAGAACAACAAGCAATCAATACAATCAACAAAATTCAAACAATGGCTAAAAAATATACGGAGGCGAAATAATGACTAACTTAACAATTTTGACAGGACGTATCACTAAAGATTTAGAACTTAAACAAGCAGGACAAACACAAGTAACTAACTTCTCTATGGCAGTGGACAATCCATTCAAAAAAGATGACACATCATTCTTTGACATCGTAGCGTTTGGCAAAACTGCACAACTATTAAACGACTATTGCGGTAAGGGAAGCAAAGTTTTAATCGAAGGCAACTTGAAACAAGACCGTTTCCAAGATAAAGAAGGGAACAATCGTTCAGTAGTACGAGTGATTGCTAATAGAATTGAATTCTTAGATAACAAAGGTAGTAATCAACAAAACAACCAACCTCAACAACAACGAGGACAAGCACCAGTAGGCAATAACCCGTTTGCAAATGATAACAACGCAAATATAGATGATGATGATTTACCGTTCTAGGAGTGATTAATCGTGGAAAATGTTGAAGTTTATTCAAATAACGAGAATATATTTTACTATCAAGAAAATGGAATTAGAAAAACAATGTGTGGAGGTTGTCCTCATAAATTAGATGTACAAAATGGCGTATACGATGATATGGATGAATGTTTTGTAACGTATGGCCATAGTCATAGATGCCATAGAGACGGTGATAAAGAAATAGCGTGTAGAGGCGTTTGCCAAAAAGCAATAATGATGGGCAAAACACTAAAGAACGAAAGTGAATTAAATGCCAATTATTAAAAATTACATCACTCAAGATGACGGTACAACTACCGTTGTCATTGAGGGTGTAGATATAGACAATAAAACATCGTTATTACTAGATAACGGACTAGAAGTTGAATGTGAAGTTAAAGCTATTGATCCATTCCTAATTACTGATAAGCAGCGACGAAAAGTGTTTGCTCTATGTAACGATATAGAGGCTTATACAGGGCAACCCCGAGAATACATGAGGGAAATGTTTCAAGATTATATAACGTTTCTAAATGGCTATGATAAACGCTTGTCATTAAGCAATTGTTCAAGAGAACAAGCTAGGCAATTAATCGAAGTCATATTGGACTGGGTGTTTCATAACAATATCCCACTCAACTATAAAACAAGCGACTTACTCAAAAATGATAAAGCATTTCTATATTGGTCAACAGTCAATCGTAACTGTGTTATCTGTGGTAAACCACATTCCGACTTAGCACATAGATTTGCGGTAGGACGTGGCAGAGATAGAACGAAGATTAATCATTTCGGAAATCAAGTGTTAGCTCTATGTAGATCTCATCACAACGAACAGCATCAAATAGGCATGGACGCATTTAATAACAAATATCACTTAACAGACAGTTGGGTGTCTGTGGATGAACGACTAAACAAAATGCTGAAAGGAGTGAGAGATGATTGAAAGAACAACCTAACTATTACTCAATCATTCCAGCACACGTTAGATATGATAAAGAGTTAAAACCAATGGAAGTTATTATGTATGGCGAATTAACTGCTTTGTCCAATAAATACGGATATTCATATGCTAGTAATAACTACTTTGCAGAACTATATAACGTTCATAAAAAAACTGTATCTACTTGGATAAGCAACTTAAAAGAAAAAGGATATATCGACACAGTGGTTATTAGAGATGAAAACATGACTGTAACTGAACGAAGAATTTATATTACAGCACCCTATCCGTCAAATCATGGAGAGGGGTATCCACAAAAAAGTGGAGACCCTATCCATAAAAAGACGGAAGAGAATAATACAAGAATTAATAATACAAGAATAAATAGAGACAGTGACGAGATATCAAAATCATTTCAATATATTAGTAATAACTTAGAAATCATACAAAGTCCATTAAAAGCACAACAACTAGAAGAAGCTATAAAGGATTTTAAAGATAACAAACTAGAGATCGTTACTGTAGCTACTGATTACTGCAGAGAAAATGGCAAAGGTGTTAACTACTTTATCAAAGTATTAGAAAACTGGAATAAAGACGGTGTCAATACTAAAGAGAAAGCAATATCTAAAATTAAACCTAGAAACAATAAAGAAGATGATTACCTAGCTAAGAAGAAACAGGAACTATTAGGAGGTTAGACATTATGTCAATGACTGAACTAGAGGCAATTGAAATATTAGAGTTAATAAATAATGTCTACGATATGAAATTCAATAAAATTAAGTACAACCTTTGGGTAGAACAACTCACACAATATGGGGATTTCGACAGAACACTACACAAAACAAAGAAATATGTTAGAGAAAGTCGTTATAAACCTACGATTGCACAAATTATTGATCGCAAACCACCAGAAATGAAAAGCGCAGTGATACCAGAAGAACAAACTGATAAATATAGAATGCAACACGATAAAGAGTTTAGAGAGAGAAGGCAACAATTAAGAAAACAATGGCAAAAGATGAAAGAGGATTGGGGGTTAGATGATGAGTATTGATGTGTTGAGTACCGAAGAATCTATTATATCTAACCTCATGCGTAACCCAGAGTTACTAAGTAAATTCAGATTGAAACCTGAAATGTTTACTGATGAAAAATTAAGAGTGTTCATTGAGTATGCACTAGAGCAGGGAAAAGTCGATGTAAACCAAATCTACTTTAAAAGTCGTGATGATGATGAATTTATATCTACTGACCGATTAGGTCGTTTATACAACTCAGATGGCACTGACAAGGCGTTTTTTATGGACGACCAATTGAACCTATTACAAGAATATGTTTTGTCACAAGCTCGTGAGAAGCTCACAGAGTATCAATCAATGCCGAGTAAAGAAAATTTTAATTATTTGGTAGAGGAATTAGAGAAATTAAAAGGTATGACAATAAAAAAAGCAGACGCTACTGATAGTTTTCTAGCTGAAGTTGTAGAAAATATTTTATCTGATGAACCAAAACAATTTGTTAAAACTGGTATTGCTTCTATAGATAACAAAATCATTGGTTTTGAACCAGGTCAGTTGAATGTATTGGGTGCAAGACCTTCGTTAGGTAAAACTTCTCTTGCATTAACAATGATGTGGAATATCGCGCAGCGTGGATATCCTACAACGTTCTTTAGTTTAGAAACTGGAGGTAACAATATCGTTGAGAGATTAGTTGCAACAATAACAAATATTCCACTATCTAAAATTAAGCAAGGCAACGGATTAAATGATGACGAAGTTTCATCGGTAATGTCTGCTATAGATCAAATTAAAAAATGTAATTCTTTAAAGATTGAGGACCAAGCACAAATGACACCACAAGACGTTAGAGAAGTCGCATCTCAAAAAACAGACAAACCTCACGTAATATTCATTGATTATCTAACACTCATGCAATCAGATGTACCTCAACGTGATAGACGGTTAGAAGTTGAAAAGATTTCTCGTGATTTAAAAATTATAGCTAAAGAAACAGGTTGTATCATTATCGCGCTATCTCAATTAAGTAGAGGTGTAGAAAGTCGTAGTGATAAGCGTCCGATGATGTCTGATTTAAGAGAAGCAGGAGGAATTGAGCAAGACGCGAATATGATTTTCTTCTTATACCGTGACGATTATTACGACCAAGACCAACAAGACAACATTACAGGCAAGTCGGAAATCGAATTCATTATTTCTAAAAATAAAGACGGAGAAACAGGGGTGGCACACCTTGATTTCTACAAGAAAACGCAGAGGTTTTATGGATGAAAGTTTATGAGTATCAGCAACTTTTAGGTTTTATGTATCGAGAGGATTATAAAGAAGATCCGACCATAGCCAAAATATTAATTGAGTCTGGGTGGGCAATTAATAGGTTGCTTGACGCCGGCACCATTAAACCTTTTGACGATTACGAAAGCGTTAAAGAATTAATCATGAATGAAACGAAGTGGAGGCAACCAGATGGGACTTATAGACGGACTTAAAAAGCAATACACGTTATATCAGATTGACGGTTGGGAGATGTGCAGTGTAACGCCGTTAGGAGAAGATACTTATAAATTAGGTAACTATGCAGGGATACACTTTCGAAACACATTTTCAGGAACGGTAACGAAAAATGAACTAGAAAAACTTAAACGCAAACATAAGTTGTTCAGAAAAGAAGAACTACAACAACAGATGACGATTAACGAATTATTATTTTGAGGTGAGTTATGGAAATAGAGATTAATTTTAATGATACGTATAAGGAACCTATCGGCTCTCCTCGTCCACGTTTTAGAAATGCAGGTAAGTTTATCCAAACATACATGCCAACATCTTATACGAAACATAAAGCGTATATACAGAGTCAGTTACCTAAAAAGATGTTGAACAGTAGATTGAAAGTATCAATATATTTTTACTTCGCACCACCTAAGAGCTGGACTAAGAATCAAAAGTTAATATCGATAGGCCAATACAAACGTACGAAACCAGATATAGACAATTTAATCAAAACAGTGTTAGACGCTGCTAACGATCACTTATGGAAAGACGACAACCAAATTGCACACATTGAAAGCTTTAAGCAATATGCAGAAGAACCAAAAATAATCATGAATGTAGAGGAAGTGGAGTGAATGGCTAACAGAGAAGAAACAATCACAGTCGAAGCAACGATGAAAGTTAGATGTAAGTATCCAGTTTGGGTAAACAATCAAATTACTGCAAATGATGAAAAGGAACGTATTTTAGATTTAATCAGCAACAACCCTGACAAAGAGCTGATGAACGAAGATTTTGAACTAGTTGAATTAATAGAGGTGGAGTAAATGAAAATTAAAACAGATTTAAATATTACTGAAGATGTATTGATGGACGGCATAGATTTTCTTAAAGATGCACGCCGAGACGCAGAATCATGCGAGAAAATAAAAGAATTATCAGAATTACTTACTGACGTTATTTATAGATTAAATACGTTGAGATTCCAGACGTTGCAAGAACCTAATAATTTAAGTGGCACGCGTATCAGAAATCAGATAGATGAACTTTTTAGAAAAGTCGAGATTGAAATACAGGATTTAGAGGTGGAGTAAATGGAATTAGCAAAGAATAGAACGATTGAATTTAAAAATAATAGATTATATTACGTTGTAAAAACTGAAGAAAAGAAACACTTATTGCCAGTTGAAGATGTACACGAAGCTGAATATACAGGGACACCATGGAAACTTATTGTAAGACGTATTAAGTATTCTGGTTATAGTCCTGAAGAAGCTTTATTTGAAGAGTACAACGAGCAAGATACAGAAGCGAAAGAGAGAAAACAACTATCTCAATTGGAACATGAGGACAGAATGAGGTTAGTTAGATTAGAACGACAAAAAGAACTTAATCTAAGACGCAAGAAACCTCACTTGTTCGAAGTGCCTCAAGTACACTCTCGTAGTGAATGGTGTAATTACCTTATGGAAAACGACATATTCCCTAGAAAGGTGGTTAGATCATGAGCGTTAAGGACTTGAGTAGAGGTAACACAATTAGAATGCATGGACTTAACGGTGTGGAAGTTACAGCAAAGGTTAAAAATGTATATCGTTTAGTTCATTCAAGACGTGGTGCGGCTAAATGGGTTGCTGATGTAAAAGCGATTGATGGGAAAACTTGGACTATTGATGATAATTACGATTTTTACTCATTACCAGATGAAAATGAAGAAAACAAAAAGACGTTATATGACAAGATTAACCACCCGTCACATTACACGTATGGAGAAATAGAAATAATGGATTTTATAGAGCAAGTCACTAAAGATTACAAACCAGAGTTAGCATTTGCAATTGGTAATGCAATTAAATATATAAGTCGAGCTAATCGTAAGAACGGAAAAGAAGATTTAGACAAAGCACGTTGGTATCTAAACAGAGCATTTGAAAAGTGGGAGGGTTAATGAAATGAGAAACACATTGACAGATTTAAACAATCATTTATTTGCACAATTAGAAAGATTAAGCGATGAAGATTTAAAAGGCGAAGAATTAAAAGAGGAGTTACAAAGATCTAGTGCAGTTTCTAAAGTAGCTCAAAATATCATTAATAATGGCAGTTTAGTGCTGCAAGCACAAAAGTTTAAAGATGAAAAATTAGATGCAGAATCAGAAATCCCTAAGTTGTTAGGAGAGTAATAGCCATGAGACATGTATGGACTGATGAGCATGAAAAATATATTCGAAATAACATCAAAGGTAAAACTAAGAAAGAAATGACGGAAATGTTTAATAAGGAGTTTGGCACTGATGTTACTACAGATAAAATGAAAGGTTTTTGTTCGAGAAAAAGGATAAGAAGTGGGGTTGATTGTAAGTTTAAAAAAGGTGTGCCTTCTTGGAACAAAGGTAAAAGCTTTCCGTCCAGAGGTAGAAGCGCTGAAACTCAATTTAAGAAAGGACAAAAGCCCGATAACACATTTCCTTTAGGAACGATAAAAACCACTACTGACGGTTATAAGTTTATAAAAATCAAAAAACGAGGTTCTAAAAACGAATGTTGGAAACAATACACACATTATTTATGGGAACAAAAGCACGGACCTGTGCCCAAAGGATATTGTTTAATACATTTGAATCAAAACAGGTCAGACTGTAGCGAAGAAAATATAGCATTGGTAAGTCGTAAAGAATTAGTACGTATTAACAAACTTAATTTAACTTCAACTGATCGTAACTTAACTAAAGCAGGAATCAACTTTGTTAAATTATTAAACAAACAAAAAGAAGTTAAGGACAAAATAAATGCTACTAAGTGATACGGTATCCCAACGATACAGATACAACACACAAGGTAAGACGCCTACAGAAATACAACAGGAGTTACGACAGATAGGTGTTAAAGGCTTTGTGGTTAAAGTAGCAGGAAGCAGAGTGACGATGAAAGTTGAGAAAGAAAATATAAGAAAGAATAGGGAGTGTATGAGGAATGGCAGAAGTAACTAAGGAACAATTATTAGAATTCATTAGAAACAATGAGTTAGATTTAGACGAAAGCTATCCACGTAGTGATTGGTGGAAGTTTAGAAATGAACGTGACAGTTTACGTAAGCAACGTGATGAACTCATCAATGATATGGCAGAAACGAAAAGGAAAGCAGAGGCGTTTGATGAGATAGTAAAAGTTTTAGCTAGTATCTCAAAAGAGATAGTGGAATATCCAGGCGATAATGATAAACAAAAAGAGGTTATCTACAAAAGATATGATGATTTATTTGAACCTATGAAATTATTGGAGGTAAACGATGAAAGATAAAGATTATAAAAGTTTATGGATAAAGTTGAAAGAGAAGAAATTAAAAGAATATGTGGAAGTACATCGCTCAGTAAATCAAATTATAACACCATACAATCAATATCATTTATTTGAGATAGCTAACGAAATGGTAAGTGAAAACGAATTAAAGCGAGATTTAAAATATATGGACCAACTAGACGGAACGCATGAGTTCCAAAATTTATTAAGTGATTTGGAGGCTTGCAATGGACAATAGAGAGTTTATCCAACGCTGTATAGTACCATTTACAGTATTTCCTAATAAAAGGAAAGCTAAAAGAGTTTTAAAGAAGTTAAATAAAATTGGAGTAGATGATTTTTATTTGCTACCAATTAATTAAAATATACATTTCATAAGGAGAAAAAATACTATGAAAAAGAAATTTACAATTGAAGTTGAAATGGAAGAAAGATGGGTTAATGAATTTATGTCAATGCTAGATAAGATGGAGTATTTAGGTGACTTAGGCGCATCAAGAACAGTTTCTATATATGCTGATGGGGATGGTGATTTTAAACCTAAGTTTAAAACAGATGTAGCTTGGACTAGAGTTAGACCTAAAGGCGCAGACTATGATTTAAATGATAATCATTATGATGCTGGGTAAAACATACAATTTATAAGGAAAAAAATATTATGAAAAGAAATTATTGAACTTAATGAAGAAGCAAAAAGCGAAGTAGAAATAAGAGTTTTAACTTTAGAATAGTAGAAAGTAATTCAAAGAGTTTAGTAGAAAATGGAGGAACAATAAATGACTAATCAATTAACAGTAGATCAATTAATTAAACAAGTAGAACAATGGAGTAAGGATAAAGATTTGCACAATGGCAATCCGGATAGACAAGCGTTGAAGTTTTACGAAGAGGCAGGAGAAGTTGGTGCAGCATTATCACGTGGTAATTTAGAGGCTTTAAAAGACGGTATAGGCGATACAGTCGTTACATTAATCATATTAGCACAACAGCATGATATGACGTTACAGGAATGTTTACAGTATGCATATGACGAGATTAAAGGGAGAAAAGGAAAGACAATTAATGGAACGTTCATCAAAGAAGCAGACCTTAAAGAGTAAAGATATAGTAGCAGAGATTAAAAGAATACTTCGCAAAGAGTAACGAAAAGTAAGGTAAAAAAGTAAAAAGCCCAAAAGGACTTTTTACTTCTAAGCTAATAGTAATTTTATTCCTAAAAACAAATTTTTAATCATATAGTATATTGCAAGTAAGCCAATAATAATACCTATTGTAAAAGTTATATTATTGTGACTATAACTAAATGCAGAAAAAATTACAGAAGATACAATTATAAAAACAATTGGCAATATATGATAAAGCAAAGCTTTTCTAGCATGTCTTGAAGTATCTCCACTAGCTAATATCCAAACGATAAGTGGAAATAAAAAAGGCATGAAAAATACACTGAAATAGCAAAAAGAAGCTAACACATTATTCGCTGATTTGCTCATTTCTACACCTCCTAATTGATATTGCAAATATAACGTAATATTTTCGAGATTTACAGGAGGTTTTATCAAACTTTCAAAATTGTAATATTAAAGGAGTCGATAAAATGATTAAGAAACTAATAAAACTTTGGTTCACTATAGCAATGTACGAGTTAGGCAAATGGATTGGTAGAGAAGTTTATTACAAGTTGACTGCAAACGATGAGGTGGAAGTGCCTAAGGACTTCGCTTTGAATGGGGACCAAGTAGATTTGAATGGAGTGAGTAAGTAGTGTGGATAGTGTTTGTTACTATTATAATTCTATTGATAGTTTTTGTTATGGCAGGAATAGCTTTAACATATCTTTTTATAGTTGGCATAAAAAATAAAGATTGGCCAACAATGGGATATGCTTTTTGCATGTTCTCGCTTATAGGGTTGTTGCTTTTACACTTATTATATTACGGAGTTTTAGGAGGAAGTTAAATGACTTGGTGGATAGTTGTTATTCCTATTTTGTATCTCGTTTGGTTATGTATAAAAAGTAAGGGTGACCTTAAATAAATGGAGGTAAAAGATGGATTTAAGAAAATCAACGCAACGTTATTTAGAAAGTGAATTAAGTAATTACAATCATATAGACAGAGATATTAAACGAGTGAGAGAAGAAGTGTTAAACCCCTGGCAACCTACAGATACAAACATCGGTGGAGATAGAACACATAGCAATGTTAGTGTTACGGAAATAAAAGCAACTCGCATTGTAAATGACAGACGTCTATCTCAATTGGCCAGAATGAAATCAGCAATAGATATTGTATATCAAACAAGTAGTAAAGAGAGTCAACAGCTCATGGATATATATTACTTTAAAAAGCCGAGAACATTAAACCTTACTGGTGTTGCTCAAGAAATATGTGTGAGTAAATCAACAGCTTATGAGTTAAGGAAAGAAATACTTATTAGATTGGCAGATGAGTTAGGTATTATGCATTAGGAGTGAGGAAATGAAAGCTATAGAGATTTTAGAAGCAATATCAACAAAAATAAAAGAAGGGGAATATGTAGGCAATATTGGTATTATTGTTCAAATAAAAGATGATGAAATGTTAGAAGAAGGGAAGAAAGCTAAAAGTATTTTGGAAGCATTCGCCGAAAGAGTAGAATTAAAAGTAGTAAAAGCTGGTAGCTATCAATTATCACAATTTCCAAACAACGACTATCCGGTTTTTCGATTAACTGCTGGACCGTTTGGAAAAAGTCTGGAAAAATAACGTCACTAACACTGTTATTATGATAGCGTAAGTTATTAAACGACTTACTCATGTAAACCTTTCTATTTTTATTCCTTTCAAATGATCGAACATAATTTTTCTCCTTTCTGACCTATCCGATAGAAAAGTCGGGTAGGTTTTTGTATGCTGATATGACATTTAAAACGTGTGATATGAGTGTATAAAAACTTTAACTAATTTTGACATTGGAGGTGATTTTATTGCTTACTTCAAAACAAACCAAAGCTATAGCTTTAATGGTTGAAAACAATTTAAATCAGAATGAAATAGCTAGAGAGTTAAAAGTAGCTAGACAAACCGTAGCAAATTGGAGAAAAAATGCAGAGTTCCAAGAAGAATTGCTTAATGCTGAACGTAATCTACTAAAAGGACTGACTGGTAAGGCGATTAAGACAATGGAAGATTTATTAACTGCCAAAAGTGAGTTAGTTAGATACAACGCAGCAAGTGACATCTTAGACAGAACAGGACATAAACCTACTGATAAAGTTGAGGCAGAAGTAATCACTCCAACTTTCATAAATGATGTGCCAGCCAATGACTGATAAAAAATTAAGTATTACAAAAACAATTGGTAGCGGGTACAACGAGTTCTGGCACAACAAAAACTTTTATCGAGTAGTGAAAGGTAGTCGTGGGAGTAAGAAGTCTAAGACAACTGCAATTAATTTCATTTACAGAATAATGCAATATAGCTGGGCAAATTTGCTAGTTATTAGACGTTATAGCAATACAAATAAGCAATCAACATATACCGATTTAAAGTGGGCTACGAACCAATTAGGCGTGGCTCACTTATTTCGTTTCAATGAAAGTCTACCAGAGATAACCTATAAACCTACTGGACAAAAAATTCTTTTTAGAGGTTTAGATGATCCGTTAAAGATTACATCAATCACAGTGGATACAGGAATACTTTGTTGGGCTTGGTTTGAAGAAGCCTATCAGATAGAAACCTTTGATAAGTTCAGTACAGTAGTTGAATCTATACGTGGTTCTGTCGATGACCCAGAATTCTTTAAGCAAATCACTATAACGTTCAACCCATGGAGTGAACGTCATTGGCTTAAACCTACATTCTTTGATGAAGATACTAAGCTAAACAATACATTTTCATACACAACGACATTTAGAGTTAATGAATGGCTAGATGACGTTGATATTGGACGTTATGAAGATTTATATCGTACCAACCCTAGACGTGCAAGAATTGTATGTGATGGTGATTGGGGAGTAGCAGAGGGATTGGTGTTTGAAAACTTTGAAGTCAAAGAGTTTGATTGGGTTAAAAAGTTAAAAGACAAACAAGTTGTAGCACATGGCAGTGACTTTGGTTTTACTCAAGACCCAACAACACTTGTTAGTACTATTGTAGATACACAGAACAAAGAATTGTGGATATACGACGAATATTACCAAAGAGGTATGCTTACTGACGAGATATATCAAATGTATATAGATAAAGGATTGAAAAATGCCGAGATAATAGCTGATAGTGCAGAGAAACGTTTGATTACCGAAATTAAGCGCAAGGGTATTTCAAACATTAAACCATCTGTAAAAGGTCAAGGATCTATTATGCAAGGTGTTCAATTTATACAAGGATTCAAAATATACGTACATCCATCTTGTGAACATACGATAGAAGAATTAAACACTTATACATTTGATCAAGACAAAGACGGTAACTGGTTAAACAAGCCTATAGATGAAAATAACCACATACTCGATGCTTTGCGTTATAGTTTAGAGAAATTCCACTTCCCTAGAAATAACAAAACAAACGTCAATATTAAGAAAAACATTAGCCGTGCTAAAGCTATGGGCTTATAAGGAGGTAACACATGGCACACGTTAACAACTTTGAAAGAGATCTTGAGCGTCGTCAAATGCGTGATGAGATATATAGACGTGACGCAGTTGAAACGTACAAATACGATGGCACAGTACAAGACTTGTTAGATAACCCTAACGATATCAGTGACTTCATTCGTCATCATTTAGAGGCGCAAGTTCCAAGATTACAAATGTTAGATGATTATTATCAGGGTTTGAACTTTAACATCATGCGAAACAAAAGGCGTAGAGAAAAGCACTTAGCAGATAATAGAGCTGCTCATGACTTTGCTTCTTACATTACAGACTTTATTAATGGTTATTGCTTTGGTCATGCCATACAAGTACAATCCGAAGGCGGTATGACACAAGATAAAATAGATCAGTTGCATGCAATAAACGACATTGATAGTCACAATCGTTCACTGGGGTTAGATTTATCTATATTTGGTCGTGCTTATGAATACATCATACGTAATCAACAAGATGAAGTTAGAATTTATAAATCAGATCCGCGTAATACATTCGTTATATACGATACTACCATTGAGAAAAATAGTATTATGGCTGTTAGATATTGGAAAGTATCGACAGAAGATAGTGTCGAGATGACTGAGGCAGAAAGCAATATCTACTATGTCGATGTCATTACTGATAATGCAACATACTTCTATGAAGCAAACAGTGTTACTAACTTAGAGTTATCAGAGCGTAAACCTCCTGAAGCACATTCGTTTGGCAAAGTAACTATTACAGAGTTTAGCAATAATGAAAAGCGACGCGGAGACTTTGAAAAGGTCATACCACTTATTGACTTATATGATGAGGCACAATCAGATACAGCTAACTACATGAGTGACTTAAATGACGCAATGCTACTTATCAAAGGCAACGTTGACCTGAATGAAGAAGTAGCGACACTGCAAAAAGAAGCTAATGTATTCCATCTAACACCTCCTGAATATACAACGGTAGATGATAAAGTAACAGAAGGTAATGTAGACGCTCAATATATTTACAAGCAATATGATGTAAGCGGGGTAGAATCATATAAAACAAGAATTGCTAAAGATATTCATACACTTACTAACACACCAGACATGACTGACGAAAACTTTGGAGGTCAACAATCTGGAGAAGCCATGAAATATAAGCTATTTGGTTTA